TTCGATACCGGAAATATTCGGTATCGCCAGCGCGAGCGCTACAGCTTCGGATTCAGTGACTATTTGGCGGTGTGGGGTTCGCCGGGTTCTTGATATTCCTAGGTTTTCCTAGGATACAACGGGAAAAAGGCCGCCGCAAGCGGCCTTTTTCTTTTTAGCTGTTGCGTGCTTATTAATACCGTGCTACGCAAGCGTCGTTGTATCCTAATCGGAGAATCTAAGATGAACTGCGTAGAATGCGGGCAAGACCGCCCAATTGCTGCCCGAGGTCTTTGTCGCACCTGCTATTCCCGCTGGCAGCGAAGCCCCTCTTTCAGTGAGCGCGAAGTTGCCGACAGAGGGCATTGTTCTGTCGAAGGCTGCGACGCAAAAGTTCATGGGCAGGGGCTGTGTTCTAAACACCTGCTGCGTCTTCGCCGCACCGGCACGACCGATCCAGGGCGCACGTACCCTCAGAAAACCAACACGGCTTCACAGCACGATCTGTACGTTCAATGGACAGAGTTCCGGCGCGTCAAGAATACCCGCCCAGTAGTGGATCGGTGGAAAGAGGATTTCGCGGTCTTTGTGCTAGAAGTCGGCGGGCAGCGTCCGTCCAGACGGCACCGGCTCTACCCTATAGATCGTTCGAAACCCATGGGGCCGGGTAACTTCGAATGGCGCGAAGCGCTGGTGCAGAAACTTCCGGGCGAGGATTCGGTGGCGTACAACAAGCGCCAGAAAGCCGCGCATAAGAAGATGTACCCTGGTCAGTACAAAGACGCGAACTTACGACGCAACTTCGGCCCCGATTTCGGGCTGGCGGAGTACGACGCATTATACGTGGCCCAAGGCGGTAAGTGCGCTATTTGCGGGAACATCGAAACCGCGAGGGACAGAGCCGGTAATGTCAAAATGCTCGCCGTAGAGCACGATCATCGAACCGGCGCCATCCGAAGCTTGGCATGTCATTCGTGCAACGCAGTCCTAGGCCACGCAGCCGATGATGTCCGCATCCTTGAAAGCGCCATCCGGTACCTTAAAAAACACTGTGCTCAGCCTACAGAGACGCGCTTCATCAAAGGTTGTGACGAATGACCCAGCACATCGTCGCTCTATCAGGTGGTAAGGACTCCACTGCCATGGCTCTGGCACTCGCGGAAAAAGAACCGCGAGACTACCTCTACGTCATCACGCCGACCGGTAACGAGCTTCCAGAGATGTACGCGCACTGGCGCAAAATCTCCGATCTGCTCGGCAAGCCGCTGACGCCGCTCGTCGCCAACGGGAAACTGTTCGCGACGCACACGCTCAAGACGCTCATCATGGAACAGCGGGCGCTTCCAAATCATCGGCAGCGTTGGTGCACTCGCATCCTGAAGCTCGAACCGTATTACGAATGGCTCGCCACCCAGACACCGTGCGTGTCGTATGTTGGGCTTCGCGCCGACGAAGAGAGCCGCACCGGGATGGTGTTTCCGGATGCAGATGGCGTGCAGATGCGCTTCCCGATGAAGGAATGGGGCTGGAAGCTTCAGGACGTTCTGGACTTCCTCGCCGAGCGCGGCGTGACGGTCCCCGAGCGCACGGATTGTGCCGTGTGCTTCTGGCAGAAACTCGGTGAATGGTACGTTCTATGGCGCGACTATCCGGACATGTACGCCGAGGGCGAGGCGCTAGAAGCCTATGTCACTCAACAGCGGAACACGCCCTACACCTTCCGCTCGCCGGATCGGGATGCTTGGCCCGCCGGGCTAGGTGATCTGCGTCGAAAGTTTGAGAGCGGTGCAATCCCACAACGCTCGCTCGACATGATGGACAAGCGGCGGCTGTCAGGAACCTGTCGGGTGTGCACGCTATGATGTCGTACAGTCCATGGAAAACGACGCGGCTTCGTTGGTTTGGCCGGTATTACCGGTCTCGTTACGCATCCCCGATGATTGGTGGTGGGTGGAACGGGTGGGAGTTTGCCGACGATCTTGACGAACCCATCGACTTGTAGCATCCTCCACATGCCCTACCCGCTCCCCCAGCGAGTTCGGCAGATGGAAGTGCGCAGGTTTTCCCTCCTCCCTGACCTGCGCAACACTTTGGCCCGCCCTTACCGGCGGGCCTTTTCTTTTCCGGCATAACAGCGTACCAATCGTCTATCGGCGCCCTGTGAGGTACCCAATCCTCGGCTACCTGCTCGGGCCGTCGCTCTTTCTGCTCGGAAAGGAAGCCTTATGGCAGGCACGAATATCGGACTACGCGACTGGCTTTTGGGCTGGATCATTCCCAACCCGAACGGCACCAGCAACACTGTCGGCATTCAGGCCGTTATCGTGGTCGACGAGACCGGCGAGCCGATAACGCCCTCCGCCGGCGGGGTGACGATTGCAGACGGCGCAGACGTTGCCGAGGGCGCTATTGCCGACGCCGCAGCAACAGCCGGCGGTACGGGAACAGTCTCCGCCAAACTGCGGCGGATATCGGCGCAGCTTGCTGCGCCGCTGACCGTCCAGGAGGTTGGCTATACATTCATCAATATCACCACATCAACGACAACGCAGGTCCTATCCGGAGCCGGCGTGCTGCACTCGGTAGTGGTGAACACCAAAGGTACTATCGCGTCCGCGATTAAAATTTACGACGCGACCAGCGGCACGACAGGCCCTATATGTTCCATCGACAGCCTTAATCTCGACGGTACGTTTTATTTCGATGCAGCGGTAAGCAACGGGATCCGGGTAATCACTACGGGCACCGTCGCACCGGATGTGACTGTTCTGTATCGGTAAGCGCGAGGTAAGGCGTGACGACCTCCGGAACGACCGACTTTCAGCTCGATTTCGTGACCGCCGTGGAGGAAGCTTTTGAGCGTTGCGGGCTCGAGAGCCGGTCCGGTTACGACATGCGAACTGCGCGTCGTAGTATCAACCTCATGATGTTGGACTGGGCCAACAAGGGGCTAAACATGTTCACGTACGAAGAGCGGGCTGAACCGCTTTTGTACGGCGTGTCGGAGTATTCGCTCGGGGCCGATTTGGTGGATGTGCTTGAACAGGTAGTGCAGTTGCCGCCGTACGGTTCGTCACCACAGATTTCTCGTCTCAATGTTACCAGAGTGAGCGTCAGCACGCAGGCTACGCGCACGAACCCAAACATTACGGGCCGACCAGTAGAGGTGTATTACAACCGAGGGGTTGACGGCGTTACGGCGCACGTCTGGCCGCTACCCGATAGCAATGGCCCCTATGTGTTAATTTATTGGGCTATGCGTCGTATTCAGGATGCCGGAGCATTCACCAATACTGGCGATTTTCCTTTCCGGTTCCTGCCGGTCTTTGTTGCCGGTCTGGCGTACATGATCGCGCAAAAGAAGCGACGCGACGACCCGAATCTGGTACAGACTTTGAAGGCTGAATATGACGAAGCTTGGGCCGCGGCAGCCTCGGAAGACAGGGAAAAAGCCGTGCTCACGATTACCCCGAGATCGTCCAGTTATCGTGTCGGAACCAATTGATCGAGTCTGTCGAAACAGAACCTATGGTGATCGTGTACAAGGCCACGAACCTTGTGAACAATCATTTTTATCTTGGGTATTCGGCACGGGGCTTGGCTCAGCGCGAAGAGAAACACCGCGCCGACGAGGCACGTGCCAATATGCGCGTTGCGCAGGCCAAGAACCGGAAGCCTGTCCAGTGTGTAAACGACGGTCGGGTGTTCGAAAGTTCGCGGGAAGCCGAAATATTTTACGGGCTATGCCAAGCCGCAGTGACGAGGGTGGTTACAGGACGCATCAAGAGCGCCCGCGGCCTCGTGTTTATCCGCTGGGAGCCGAAGTGAATGGCTGGCGTCTCATCCAGTGTAACACGCCCGCCATGGGCACTCGGGCTGTGCGATCGGTGCGGGTTCGCGTTCAAGTTGAACCAACTTCACGAACAAATTTTCGATGAGCGGCCTACGGGCCTTCTTGTTTGCGACGTTTGCAACGATGTAGATTCGCCGCAACTACAGCTAGGCCGGGAAAAAATTTTCGACCCGCAATCGTTGCTCAACCCGCGTCCCGATACTGGTGTTCCAGGTTCTACGGGCCTGTTCGGGTGGCTTCCCGTGGGGAATCCTTTGACCAACATCCAATGCCAAGTTGGCAACATCACCGTTGTCGTAGTATGAGATGCTGAACGGCAGGAGTTTCGGAATGAAAGCGACGAAGAAAGTCACGGTGCCCAAGAAGATGACCGCCAGCGCCGCTGGCGGCCTTGGCCGACTTGAAAAGGGCGCCAACGCGCCGAAGCCTGGATC